AGAGTATTTACTTTTACTGATAAACCATCATTACCAAATATTACTTCATATTTATAGTTAGCCATTAGCTTTCCTCCTTTGGATAATCAGACTCTAAGCCAAACACAGTATCAATTTCATCTGCTGAGTGTTCATCAAAGAACCCTATCTCAACACTATCCCAGTTTAAAAGCAAGTATCTAGGTAAGCCATAACACTTAGCAATTTTTTGTGCTACATGTTTATCAAACCAACCATACATTAAACCACTTACAATAGTTTCCTCTATGCCTTCATAAAAACCTTTATCCATATCTATTATATTCATTACTAGCTCCTATATAATTTAAAATATCTTCTACTAAAGTTTAATCCTAGACCTTGATTATCTGTATAGATATCAAATCTTTTCTTAGTATATCTTTTATAAGTTTTAATTCTAAATTTAAAACCTAAGATATTGAAATGGAAAAACTTGTTCTTTGGTGTTCTACTATCTAAGTATATATTTTTCATATGACCTCCCAGTCTTTTATTATTATTAAATCCACATAAGACTCTTATGTAGATTATCTTATTACACATCCCACATGGAATGCACTTACTTCTTCACCAGTTGGCAGTAATTTATTAGCTCCACCTTTATCAGCTACATAATCACACCAACTGTTCCACCAGTATACACTACCCTCTTTCTGTGTCAAGTGTACATAGGCTTTTATCTTTTTAATTTTAGTTTTTTCTCCCAATCCTTTAGGCAATGATACATCCTTTACATCTAATCCAAGCCTATTTAAGTTATGACTATCCAAACAGGCTACATTAAATCCTAGCATTTGACATACAAATGAAGCCTTTACCATTCCTAAGTTTGGTATTTGATTAAACAATCTAACTGCTTTAACAACTGTATCAACTTCAGTTAGAGATTGCTTTTTTAATTCTTGAACATCCCAGAATAATTTTACTTGATTATCCATGGCATATTTAAGACCCTTAGCTTTCATTTTATTTTTTAGAAACCTAGATTTAAATCCATGCTTTTCTATATCAGCTATTTGATTTTCACAACTGTATAAACTTTGTTGAATAGTACACAAAGTAAATCTAATAACTGATGTTAGCCCTTCAGGGGTTTTTAAAGCATGCTCAGAAATTTCCATAGCATGTGTATCGTACATTTTTAATACCTCTCTATTTAGTTTTAATTTCACATAAGAGTCTTATGTAGATTTAAAAACTATCAAACACAATTCTCCACGCTTAGATACATTATGCCATTAATAGATGTAGATGTCAAGCTCTAAGCTCCAACAAGCTATCTATTCAATGAGATTATTTTATAGGTAAGGGGTTGATAAGGGTTAATATATAATAACGCCTTAAATGGAGTATATGGAGCTCTCAATACCCTGTATAGGTATCAAGTTATATAGGTATATAGATAGTTGATTTTATTACAGGCACAAAAAAACCCGCCATGTAGACGGGTCTTTCTGTTTTGGTGGTTAGTGGTTAAGCTGCTTTTGTAACTCTCTTAGCAACATAATCGAATATCGCTTGAGCTTCATCAAGTGTTATTCTTTCCATGATTATCTCTTTCATTTCATCAAGATTATAAGATTTTGTATCGTTCTTCAATTCCTTATTAACCTTTTCAGCTTGTGTTTTAGGAGTCTTTCCACCCTTGGATTCTTTCTTAACTCCAATATTAGGCTTTTGCTTAAAATTGCCATCCTTATCTTTACCAGTGCCTAACCCCTGTAATGAATAATTCTTATTAAGTTTATCCATGCCAGTCTTAACTTGAGCCTTTAGTTTGTTAAGCTCTTTGTCTAACCCGTTATCCCTTAGGAACGTTGCACGCCTTGTTATAGTGCTCTTATATTTAGTATCGTTCTTTATAAGGTTATCAATCAATGCCTGTTGGTTGCTTGATTGTTTTTCGCTTATATATAACGATATTAAATAATCCTTATCTTCTTTGGTTAGTGTTGCTTCATTATTAATCATGGCAAAAACTTTCTTACCTATTAGTGACGTTGCTGTTGGTCTTACTGTTTTAACGTTTTTCATATTATTTCCTTATATTATTATTGTTATGTACCCATGTTGGGTGTCTTATCCTTATTGGATAGTGTATATCTTACCAGATTATTTAGTGTTATTCAAAAAGAATTATTAAGATAGTTAAAAATTCACATAAGAGTCTTATGTAAATTGACTAAAAAACTACAATCACACCCTCTTTTATCTCCAATTTTCCACCCTTAGCCACCCATTGCCATGAATTGCCAGTCATTGCCACTTTTTGCCACGTATAGCAAAGGCGGGGCCCATAATGGCAAAACGCACGCACACCGGTGTAGCTCAATAGCACATGAAACAGGATTTGGACCTACAATGTAATTACAAATTTACTAATCCAAAGGTACAATTTGTGGCTATTTGTGGGAAAGTTCTTGCAATGTGCAGCAAAGCGTGGTATAATAGGGGTATAGAACCTCCCTTTTTTAACAGGACAAAGGTATGCCAAAGGAAACAAAGAAGAAATCAGGTAATCCCAATTTATACAAGGGCATGCCATCATTGAATCCAGCAGGCAGACCCGTAGGTTCAGTAAACAAATATACAGCTTTAAGCAGAGAAGTATTATCAGCAAGAGGTCCAGAGATTGTGGACAAGGTTATTGAGTTAGCCTTAAAAGGTGATAGACATTGTTTAAAGATGTGCATGGATAGAATTGTTCCAGCACATAAAGCTGTTGAAATAAAACATGAACACCAGGATTTAGGAATAAATATTATTGTTGAATCCGTAAAGGCTATAGAAAAGCAAGAAGCAGAGGAACAAGCTACCTTTGAAGGTGAAGTAATAGAAGCTATAGACGATTAATGGCTGATATTAAAGTTTCTCTCCACGATGCTCAGATGGAGATATTTAAATCTCCGGCTCGTTTTAAAGTTATTTCAGCAGGAAGAAGATTTGGTAAGTCAAGGTTAGCTGCTTGGGTTTTATTAATCAAAGCACTACAAAGCAAAAGCAAAGACGTGTTTTACGTTGGTCCCACATTCCAACAATCAAAAGATATTATGTGGGGTATGCTAAAGGAGTTAGGGCAGGATGTTATAAAAGCTGCTCACGAAAACACAGCAGTGTTAACTTTAGTCAACGACAGAAAGATATACCTTAAAGGTTCAGATAGACCAGATACTTTGAGGGGCGTAGGATTAGAGTACGTAGTGCTCGATGAATATGCTAGTATGAAACCTGAAGTGTGGGAAATGATTTTAAGACCTACTCTTGCAGATGTAAAAGGTGGTGCTATGTTTATTGGTACTCCTGCAGGAAAGAATCATTTTTATAAACTATACATAGAAGCACTTCAAGACGATGACTGGCAAGCATTTCAATTTAATTCTACGGACAATCCATTATTGGACCCCAAAGAAATCGCTGCTGCAAAGAGCACAATGTCTACTCAAGCCTTTAGACAGGAATTTGAAGCCACCTTTGAGTCCTTCAGTGGAGGAATCTTTAAGGAAGAATGGATTAAGTACGTCGATGATGAGGCAGACTTTGCGGAAGGTACAATAGGTCACTATGTAGTATCAGTAGACCCAGCAGGATTTGAAGCAGCAAGTAAAGAAAGAGGTTTAAAGTCTAGTAAGTTAGACGAAACAGCAATATCAGTAGTTAAGATTGTTAATGATGAATGGTTAGTAAAGGATATATATCATGGTAGATGGGGTATTAAAGAAACTGCTTATAAAATATTACAGGCTGCAATTGAAAGTCAAGCAACTACTGTCGGAATTGAAGCCGGAGCGTTAAAGAACGCAATCATGCCTTATCTCGAAGATGAGATGAGAACAAACGGTAGGTGGGTTAACATAACAGATGTAACTCATGGCGGTAAAAGAAAGATAGATAGAATTACATGGTCGCTGCAAGGACGACTAGAGCATGGTAAGATAAAATTTAGAAAGGCAAGTTGGAATGACCACTTTATTTCCCAAATGATGGACTTCCCTTCCCCTCTTAGCCATGATGATTTACTGGATAGTCTTGCATATATAGACCAAGTTAGTGTAGCAGACTACGCAGGCAGCATAGAGTTAGATGAATGGGAACCAATGGACGCAATAGCAGGATATTAATTTATGGATGAGAAAGATTACCTAGATAGTCCACACAGTCAGTTAAGAGAATGGGTGTTAGA